TCATAATCCGCGTGTCGGGGGTTCAAGTCCCTCTCCCGCTACCACAAGAACAGCCGACAAATCTGCTTGTGTCAGGCTCGACAGGTAGCCCTTGATTTCCAGAACATAGTCCTCACCCGGCTTTCGAGGCTCGACAATTACGCTTGCGATCAGCTGCCGAAAGATCAGCATCGAATCCGCGTCGGGTATTTCTCCGGCTGTTGCGAGGATTTGAGCGAGCTTTTCAATATTGTCTTTGAACCGGCGAACAGCGAGCGGGAAAAACTCAATTACATTAGATGGCTTCTCGGCCTTCGCCATATCGGCGGCGAGCTTGTCCCGCGTTGCCCGGAGCCCTGGCAAAATAGCTGCCGCATCATCATCCTCGATGATCCCCTTGGCGACCTTCTCTACAACGCGAGTGATAGCCTGCTTGGCTTCTGCCAGCTGGCGCTCCATGGAAGCCCTGTTGCGCTTCAGGTCCGCATCCACGCGGCGGCTTTCTTCCTCGTATGCATCAACATAGGCCTTGACCATTTCCGTGTCTGCGAACTGCATTCGAAGCGAGGTAAGAACCTTCTGCTCGATCTTCTCGATGTAGTATCTGGCGGTGTTGTCGCATGTCCTGGATTCGCGGTGAGTGCTGCACATCACGCGAGGGCCGCTGCGATCAGCGCCGACAACCGACATTCCCCCGCCACATGATCCACAGCGAAGCAATCCAGACAGGATGCGCCGGTTGCGCACGGCTGGCAGAGAATGTTCTTTCCGGTCTTTCCGCTGTTGTGCCGCCTGAAATAGCTTTTCGTCAACGATGCGAAGGTGAGGGGCTTTCATGGTCTCATGTTCGCTTGGATCGTTCACCCGCGACACCCTACGCCCCGTGCTTGGGTCTTTGACCATGCGAACCCGGTTCCAGATCATCCGGCCATCGTATACAGGATTGCGCAGGATACCGTTACCCCGCGGGCCATTGCCGTTGATGGTGGATGCGTTCCATTTGTCGCCACGAGGAGGAGCAATTCCTTCCTCATTCAGTGCCCCTGCGATCATGCGGGGTGAGACGCCCGAAACAAACTGCTTGAATATGCGGCGGATAATCTGGGCCTCGGCTTCCACGATGCGAAGCTCCCCCGGCTTTCCCGGTATCGGCTCATAGCCGTATGCCTTGCCGCCAGCGCTGCGCCCAGAGCGCACGACGCCCACCATTCCCCGCTTGACCTTCTTTGCCCCTTCCTCGCGCTGCATCTGGCCGACGACGCCATACATGCCAATTTGCATCGTATCCATGATGCCGCCGTTGACGCAGTTCATCTCGATGCTTAGGAATTTCAGCGTCTTGTGGATGCTGGCCAGGTCAGCTATGTCACGGGATATGCGATCCGGGGATTCGGAAATGATTATTTCGAATTGGCCCTTATCGGCGTCCTGCATGAACGCAGCGAGGCCCGGACGCCCAAACATCGAAGCTCCCGATTTTGCCCTATCGTGATAGACTTTCACGATCTGTGCGCCGATCCGTTCGGCATGGCTTTCGCAAAGCCTGATTTGATCCTCCACGGACTTATCGTTTTGCAAGTCCGTGGAGTAGCGGGCATATACTGCGGCGCGTTTCATTTGGTTCGTATTTCCTTGGCGTCTGGCTTTTCGTCGTCGTTCGACGGTGGAGGCGCCACAGCGTCAATCCTCGCCTGCCGCCTTGCCAATGCCTTCACGAACTCAATCAAGAGGTTTGGCTGATCCATCGGTCAGTTATCCCCGTTATTCGACTTGTCCACAGGCTCCAACGCATTGCGGAGCATCGGTTCGTTCGTGACCTTTATGTTGGCCACGACAAAGCCCAGCACCATTTCGTCAAATTCTTCACGGGTGAAGTAGAAGTGACCTTGATCGTTGCCACGATGATACAAGGGGTTATCGAGGCGCATGCGGATCGGCTTATCTTTGCGACCGGAGCCACTGGCGCGGTAGAGCGTGCTGCCAGCACCCCAATCAACAAGATACACGCCTTCGCACTGATAATGGTCAGTTGGCGCGATCATGACATAGTCGCGTTTGCTCATAAGATCGGGAGCCATGCCATCCCCATCTACCATGCGAATGCGCAGGCTATCGGACAAGACTTTTTCAGCGGGAATAACGGGGGCGAAGAAGTCGTTCATGCCGACGCCCTCCGCTTATCATTACGAGGAACGACCATCACGAACGCAACATTTTCCTCGTGCTCAATGTGGACCCTCCACGATCTGCCGTGGATTTCCTCCATCAGAAAAGCCAAGTAGTCAGCAACCTGCCGAACCTCATCGGTCGCAACCTTGGCCGTGGCCGATAGTGACGACAGCGATGGTGGAAGGTTTGGTTTTCGAGATAGGTTTGCCATTACACGGCACCTCCAATCTTGCGGACGAGTGCCAAGCGTAAATCCGGCTCAAACATGTACCTGACGCCGAGGTGTTTCGCATCTCGAGGTGTCAGCTTGAAACACCGGCCAAGCTTGATACAGTCACAGTCGGCGCGCCGCTCTACGAGAAAGATGGGGCGGATTTTTGCGGTGAACTCCACCTCGTAGAAACCCTTGCCCTGCCACTCTACAATGCGCGGTTTGAATGGCTCCAGGAAAGTAATCAGGGCATTGCCATTGCGGATAAGCTGAACTCCCTCACCATGGACAGCAACCATCGCCGCCTCCAACACCTCAACAGCCGAATCAAGTTGCTGCTGTGGTGTGATTTCAGGTACTGCGACAATGGCGGATGCGGATGCTGCCACAGGCAACGAAGCGACGGCCACGCCGCCGAGGAAAGAACGACGTGTCGTTTTCATACGTTTGCCCTCCGGTCGAAGGCGGAAATCTTTGTGAGCATGACCGTATGGCCTCCCACGTTCGACGGCAGCACCATGGCCTGAAAGCTTCCGCCCTGATAATCCTTGAGCGCTTCGGAAAGCTCCCATGACAGGCGCTCGACGCGATCAACCGGCAAGTCGTCTGGCCTCTGCCCCATCGGGAAAGCGCCGAAACCGTTGAAGCTCTGAGGGGCCGGGGGCATGACGTAGCCAAACCATTTCCCTTTGTCGCAATGCTCAAGAGTTGCGGACAATTCCTTGAGCAAGCGACGTGCTTTCACCCAAGGATGTTCGATAGTCGAGTCTGTCGGCATGGCTTCGCCAGCGGCCCGAATCGTGTTCGGCATGATGGTTCTCCAAATTTCAGTTGATTGGGGTTCCTCCGACGGAGGAGAGCTATTCCCGCCGGATCAGTTTGAACCGGCCGTTTATGCTTGGATGTGTGGCTGTAGTGGCGGTCGCCGGAGCGCATTCGCTGACGAAGCGCTTGAACAGCTTGGTAATGTCGATGATCTGGTAAACAGCAAAGCTGCTGCCCTGCGCGTTCTCATGGCCGTTCTTCACCATAGCGAAGACAGGCGGGCGATATGAAATTGAGGTTAGGACCTCGTCCACCAGCCAAGCAGGCAGACCGTGCAGCTTGTTAATGCGTGCCTTGATTTCAGTCTTCGTCTCGCAATGCTGCGGCTTGTCGGTCAGAGCGGTCATGGAAGCGATCATGTCAACGCGCTGCTCAACCGCTGACTGGCGGCGCTCGAAGTCCACAAGCGCTTGAGCGTTCTGCAGAACTATCTCTGCCGTTGTCATAGGGCGGGGCGCGGAAAGCGCAGCCTCCATCTCGCGCATACGGCGGATCACAGCCAGGCGGGCGGCGGCGCTGTAGCCCAGAAGCAATGTTTCGGTCAGGTCGCGGTCAAGCCGGTACTCTGGCCGATCCTTGTTCTGGCTGTCTTTATAGGTGAACGCAAATTTGCTCTCACCGATTTCGAGGTCGGCAAACATCACCCGGATATCCCGCATAACGTCTGCGTGTCTCTTAGTCGTCAGATCCGCGATCTCGCGGCTCGTCATGGTGACAGTTGAGGTTGTGAGATGCGATTGCATGTTCGCTCCATCGAGTTGATGGATGCATTAATGCATAATTAAATTATTAGCGTCAACAGAAATAAGTGCATTAATGCACAATCACTGAAACGGGTCGATAATTGGCTTCGTTCTTTCCTGCGCCAATGACCTGTCTCGAACATCTCGAACGGAATACAGCGCGGTGCCTAACACCTTGTATGTTCGATGTTTTGGGTCAGTCGTCATTTCAATGGTTTCACCGTAGCGCGGATCGTCACTGTCGAACTGAAAATATGATTTAACGCCTGATCTGATGATAGCGCGCCTGATTGTTATCTCCATAAGGCCGTTCGTCCACCGCTCGATTGCTACCAGATCCCCGTGCCTAGGCTCATCGTCTTCTCCATACGGTCGCCTGAAGAGAACGTACTCACCTTTGCGAGCGTAGGGGGTAGCAGAATCGTCAACCATCTCCAAAGCAAACACTTCGGATTCTTTCGCGTCTGGAATAGCCAGCCACAGCACCTGTACAGAATGACTATTGGTGATTCCGGGATTCCTCCAAACTCCTGCTGCGGCCTCTCCAATGACGTATGTGAGATTTCTCGGCGTAGGTTCGTCAGACATCGTCACACGGCCGAGCGGACCGCGTGTATACATGTCTTCCCTGTGCATCGGAGAAAGCGCCATCTCGGCATAGTCTTTCGCCTGGAAGAACGGGGCTGGGCTTATGCCGCTAAATTTGGCGATCTTATTAATTGTTGTCGTAGAGAGATTGAACTGATGAGTTGGGTCGTTCAGCGCTCGTGTGAGAGTGGTGGACGCCAGCTTTGCTCCCTTAGCCAAAGCGGATGGCGTAAGGTTCATCTCCCTCATCACAAAGGCAGCGTATGCTTTTCCAGCGGAATTTATATCGGTCATAGGATTTTCCATAGCAAAAGGTGTGCAGAAAAGCACGATGCATTAATGCTTGAAGTATATGCATTAATGCACTATGAATGTCTGGCTATGACATTTCACACCGATATCCAAAATATTGAGAGGCGCTTGCGTTCGGCTCGCATTCCCCTCCAGAGACTTTTTCAAGAAGCCGGTATCAATGGGTCTACGTGGACCCGTTGGCGCGCGCACAAGACCAGCCCTCGTTTAAACACATGGAATGATGTGCAGCGGGCTGCTGAAGATTTGATCCTTCGGAAGGCTGGCGAGGTGAAATCATGATCACTACCGCCGCCATCTGGCTTTCCAATCTCCCCACATGGCCACCGGAACCCGCCCAGGAGTGGGCGACACGGTTTGGCATTTCGCTGTTCGACGCTGCGCAGGCAGTCGAGGAAGCCCGCAACATGCTGATGCTGCGGAGGGCTTTCGGATGAAGGCGGCTTACAAGAGAAACCGCGATGGCTCCCAGCAATTCCTCTTTGGGAAAGTCATTCTCAAAGAGCAGCCGAACCGCAAGCGCGATCCTCGCTTCCAATGGAAGTTCTCGCTCGAAATCATGCGGTTGCGCGAAATTGAACTGATTATCCGCCATCGCCATGAGCGCGGCATTCCTGACCCTGAAGGCACCGACGACACAGAAAACTGCATGGCTTACATTCAAGCGGTCGCCAGTACCCCACGTTCGCAGTCGGTCGTTGATTGGTGCAAGACGTGGGCCCCATGGATATCCAACGACGCCCTGCTTGGACTCGTATGGACCCATCGCAGACGCAAATACATGCTCGGCGCGGAATCCACTGCAAAGCTGCTCCACGTCACGATGAAAGAGCGAGATGCTCTTGGCCTGAAAACCATTGGCGCCTGCGATGTGTCGGAGGAAGAGCGAAAGGCGATCAGCAAGAAGCTCAAGCAAGAGCGGGATCGCATCCGGCAACAGGAAAACAGACAGGCAAAAGGCACTGTTCCTCGCGGTTCCTATGAGGCTGCATCTGCTGAAAGTCTCAAACCTTGGGAAGCCGCTGGGGTGTCTCGCAGGACATGGTATCGCAAGCGTGGCACAGGTCCGTCGCGAGTAGATATATACAGGAATGGCGACACACCTGTGCCAACGTCTCAAACTCCTCTTTCAAAAGAGAAAAAACCAGCACTCGCAGATATCCCAACCGATATGCATCAAGCACGCGCAGCGGGGTTGATGGTGGGTCTGGGGGATCATCCCCCAGCGGGGCTCCAAGGGGCCGCGCCCCATGGGAATGGCGACACTGGCACTCATGAAAGGGCGGCGTGATGGATACCAAGCCAACGGCCCAGATCATCCCGTTCCCAGTTGATCAAGAAGTTCTCTTCATCCGCGAAACGGCACGCATCCTCGCGATCCGCCAAGGCGTAGCAGCAGATCGATTTTGGCAGATGACGTGTCGTCGTCTTTACGCGCGTCTTCAGGTCCAAGGCATGGCGCAGCCCGACATCGAGCGGGAGGTCAAGAGCTTCGCCGCCGCAGTGTTTGCCCAGATTGACCGCGTGAATGCCCTTCAACACCAGCATCATAATCCCCGAGGTGCAGCATGACCGATATTTCAGGACCTCTGTCCAAAGCCGACGCGATGGCTTTTTACGACTTCCTCCATCAGCGGCTTTTTGGTTGGAATATTTCCATATCGTCAAACAATCCACGCGGGATGATCGACGGTAGGTGCAAATCTGCCAAGATCGGTGACCGGCTGCTGAAGGATGTATTCCTGAATGGTCCGCACTGGCGGGAATTCGTCGCATTCGCCATGGATGGCCGAGATCCGATAAGCCTTTGGCCCGAGCAGATGCAAGAGTTCGTGCGCTTCTGCCTTAATCATCGATGCCTAAGAGAGATCAACGAACCGCTGTCTGTTGGTGGTCTTGAAAAACGAACGATGTGCCAAGGCATGCCGGCATGGCCTGAATTCCTAAACCGCTACGATAACACCGCCACGCTCGCAGACATGCCCACACTGCCGCCTGCCTCTGAAATCTATCGGGCGATGGAAGCCAGGAGGCGCGCATGATCCTGCTCGACATCATCAAAATCAAGGTCAGGCTTCTCTTCTCGAAGGTGGGCAGAACCATTATCAGCGAACCGACCTTGCTTGAAGCATGGGTATCCCTTCAATCCCGTGTCTGCACTATCGAGCAAGCACTTGTCATCATCGCGCGGGCCAAGCGCGATCACGGCGACAGCGAATCGCTGAACGAAGTCGAGCGGACGCTAGTTGGCATGCTTGGGGATGCTGAAGGTGGCCGGGACAGCTTTGCTTCCCGGGTCCAAGAGCGGAGGGCCTTGTGATGGCTTTTATAAAAACCCCTTGGGACGATCACTGGATGTATGCCGATTACATCGGGTTCTTCCATCATGCGCTAGGCGAAAAAGAGCTTCTTGACGAATACCGAAAGGTGAGCGGCAACAGCTGGACACCAGCAGCCACAACCGAAGGCAGGATGATTGACAAGGCAACGGGCGCTGATGTGGCCTTCTTGCAAGGGTATTCTGATTGGCTTGTCGCGAATGTGTTTGGCTCCCCGAAGGATGTTTTCGGTGAGGACGCCACCCAGCACGGGGAGACAGTTCACTGACGCAGATACTCAACGTCACGCCTGCCGACGATGGCAAATTTCAGATCAGCGACGGAAGCGGCCACCTGGTCGAAGGCCCATTCGACACCAACGCGCAAGCTTGGGACGCCCTTGACCGACTGAGCAATGACGACGGCAACCGACCAGACAAGCGCCGCAGCAACAAGAAAGTGCTGTGGGGTAAACCCGACAACAAGCCATGGAAGAAAAGGCGGCGGCAAAAGGAAATGGATCGCATCGCCGCGAAGAAGGAATCGCAAATCAAAGCGAATGCCGCAAAGGCAACCGGTTGGATCAAGAAGGCAGCGCTGGGCAAGTTCGATCCGAAGGGCGAAAGCGCCTACCGTGATTACAAGCTCGGGACATTCGGTGCGGCTTCCGAGGTCAAGCATATCGATCCGGCGCAGTACATGGCTGAAAAAGCCGCGCGAGGTGAGCGTTGAACCGATCACCCAACGGCATCAACGTGCATCGCTTCCTTGAAGGCTACGGCGTCAAGGTGCTGCCGTATCATCTGAAGCGCGACCCTCGTCCAGCCAACGTGGTTTATGGCGGCCGAGAGGTTGCGCGCCTGATGCGCCGGGACATCGATCGCACCGGCCTAGTGGTCCGCTGCATCCAGGCAAGCAATCCCGTTTGCTTCGAAGACATCTATCTGTGGTCAGTCTTCCGTTTTCTGGCCATCCATTTCCCCCACAGCCCCGCAAGGGACGTGGTTGCCGGATTTTCCGGCATCGACATAGCCAAGATCAGACAAACCGCTCAGCGCCTTTCTGTTGGCGAGGGTGGCGCGCTCACAAAATCAGCAGTGGTAATCAGCATCGAGTTGGCACGGGCCATCATTCTAAAGGACAAAGCGGCATGACCAGATCAACGGCAATGACAGTTGAGCAAGAAACCATTCTCGAGCGTTTAATTGAAGCGTTCGAAACAGACATCGCGCTGCCGGTGCGCGTCGGCCCGCAATCCTTCGGGAGCTCGATGCCGGATTATATCCACACGCCAGCTGAGAACTTCGCCCGCGAGCGTGAAGACATTGCCGAGGGTCGCCGCTGGAAAAAGGACATGGAGGCCGAGGAGCGCCGCCGCACTATGCGCCGTGCCAAGTGTTCACGGGAACGCATCAGTCGCATGGAAGAGGCTTTCGACTGGATCCGGAAATACATCTGGGACGAGGAAGCCCGACAGGTGCTGCTTGCATATGCCGAGGTAAAGGCCCGCGGATGGGAGTGGGGGCGATACATCAACTCCCGGAATCGCAAGAACCCGAAAAAAACAGCATGGGTTAAACGAACCGTCCAGCGATGGATTGTTCGGTCTTTGCAAATAATTGAGAGGAATGTTCGCCAGACGGGAACAGTCTGGTCTGTTGAGGGAGGTTTACAGGTGTCCCACGAAGCGGCAAAACACGAGTGCAAATCAGTAAGTTCGGGTTTGCGTTCGTGGATAGCACCTGATGGAAATCCCTCCCTTGGGAGGAAGGCTTAGCCAGGGCGTCCGTTAATTTTGAAACAAAGCCCGCTGCACCAACCAGAACAGCGGGCTCAAATATTATCCACGGACAAACATATGCCTAAGGAGAGCTTCAACACCAGCCGCGTTTGGGTGATGAGCTTCCTTTTGGGTTTCGATAACGTCAATAATCATGTCCGCAACGTCGGTTTTATCAAGAACATTCAGAGCGACGAGCTTGTTAATGAGTGCCTGCGTTAGGATAAGGTTAGCGTCAATCACGACGCCGGCGTCAACGGAGGATGAAGTGGTAGTGGTCATGCCAATTTCCTTGTGGAAGATCGCTTCTAGAGCGGTTTGATGGTGAGGTTTGAGCGGGCTGGCACCGCTTTCGAGCTTTTGATAACCACGCAGCGTGAAGCCAAGTGCTTCGGCAGTCTGTGCTTGGGTAAGTTTCGCGGCGCGGCGTAGTCTGATGAGCTCTGCAGGTTCCATTTTCAACCCCTTGAGTGTGGTGATTTTGGGCAACTTAGGGTTCATTAAGACCCCGGCGTGCCCAAAGTTTTCGCAAAATAATGATCGTCACTCACAGTTTCACGAACCGGAGCTTGCACCAAATCATGCCTCTGAACGCACATTCTTCCAGACGCAAGATTACTTCGGCGATTGCAATTTACGAACTTAGTTCGTTAAAGTCAAGCGAAAAGAGAACTTAGTTCGTATTTGTGCGGTGGAGATACTGGTAGCGTGGGGTTGGTTGTTTATTCCAGTTGACCGGCTTCGGCTTGGTCCTAAGTCCCGCAAGGGCAAACCCGGTTGGTTGCCAGGTTATACCAAAGAGCCCTCTGCCTATAATCTGGGTGGAGGGCTTTATAGTTTCGCGGGCTTCTTCGAGGCGAGGCAACAGCCTTCCAAGCTGCCAAGGTGGGTTCGACTCCCACAGTCCGCTCCAATCCAACAGCCCCGCCCGTAACAAGGCGGGGCTTTCGTTTATGGAGATGAGAGATGAAATTCTACCGCGAGACGGAATGTATTTCTGCGCAAATCCAAGCGACTGGCGCAAGCCTTCAGATCGGCTCGACCATCTGGGGCGTGGCACCCGAAAGATGGTTTGAACCGGGTGGTCGTCGCAGGGATGGTGGAAGCCGGTTTTTCGGCAGGCTGATCATCAATGCACCTGAATGCTCTCGGGGCCTCAAGGTGGCGTTTGAACTCCGCACGCCTTGGTTCACGCTCAAGCGGATCGGGATTGCATCGCCAGACAGTTACGACCGCTCGTCTGTCGGTTGGTATCTGCGCCGCCAGATGTGCAGCGGCGTCAATATCTGACCGCCGCCGTCTGACCTTTTCACCCGCCCATTCATGGAGAGCTCGATGCTCATGCTGCTGTACGCGGCCATATCCTTGGCTGTGGTTGATGCCCCGCGCGTGCTGCCAGATATCCCCAAGCTTCCGACCCCGTGGATGGAGCAGGGCAATCGTCATGCCCGTCGGCGTGATCGTAAGCTCTGTTCCGCCGCATGACCACTGTTACCGAGCAAGAGCGGGAGAGCCAAGACATTGATCGAGTTTTTTGTAAATTTCTAAAACGACGGCGTAGGTTTCCCAAGTGACGTCAAACTTTAGCAGTTCGCCTTTTCTAGTCTCAGTGTAGGTGCGATCCAAGAGATTTCCCGACAACATGACCGCCGTGCCTTTGGTTTTTTTAATGTAGGGGCCCGTTAGACCACCTCTGTGGGCGTTTTTGCCGAAGTTGTTTGAAATTTCGCTGCGGTGGGACGAAGCGTGTCGCGCGAGGATCGCCTTATTGAATTTTTTTTCGAAGTCGGCAAATAAATCCGCAACAGACGCTCGATCAATCTGGGTAATTTCTGCGGGGAAATTTTGGACACACAGATCAATCTCTTTGAGCGCCCAGTGGAAATTGTATAGGGCACCAAGTGCTTCTCTCGCCGCAATGAATGGCCAAGTCCGCGTCAGCCGCATGTCCCTCTGCAATTTAGTATTTGCGAATCCTTCGGGGCTCATGGTCTCTTGAAGAATTGAGTGCGTCAGGGCCGAGGAATGGTCAAATAAAGCGATGCAGCTTTGTAATGTTTGTGTTTCTCTGTAGAGGCTAGAGCGTAACTCTCGAAGTCGATTTGACGCACTCTGATCTACAAGCTGGAGATTGGTTGGTGTTGGAACTTCGCCCAAAATGTCGACTGTTTCGTCTAATGTCATGTCCTATCCTCTAGGTATCTAGGGTCTTCGGAATATTTTTGAGTGAAGCTCCTAGATAGACATCTCCGTCATTGAGTTAGCCATTTAGATATTTTGCATCATGCGGCATCTGATACGAGGCCCAGTCAGAGATCTGAACAACCATCAGCTCGTCGTTTTCGTCAAGGCAACCTTTCAGGTGATCACGGATCACCTTGCAATTTGTCTCGCCCTTATAAAGCCACACCGAACCTTGCGAATGAAATGCATTCATCGCTTTCAGTTTATCTGTGATGCACGTGTAATTCTGGCCGGATTTTTTGAGATCGTAGGCGATCATGAACTTAGCCATTAATTCCCTCCATTGTTGGCAACATAATCAAGCCCTAAATCAACCAAGAGTCGATTTCGACTAAAGTCTAATGGACCGAGAGAGCTACGAAATTGACTGACCACATGGACACATCACCAGTCACAAAAGGCGAAGCCGATGTCGAAACTCGTTGATCTGGCCCGAACCAAGGCTGAGAAGAAGGAAGAAAGCGACCGTTGGGAAAAGGGGATGACGGAAGACCGCCCCGATTATCCCTATGGCCTGACGCTTTCCCTCGATCACGCCACGCTCAAGAAGATGGGCATGACAGACCATGACTTCGACACAGGCCAGCCGGTCACTATCACGGCTGAAGCAATGATCACCGAAGACCGGATCGAAACCATCAACGGCGAGAAGCGTCATTCGATTTCGCTTCAGGTGCAGAAGATGGCGCTGGACCAGGGTGGCGACCCGAAGGTGGCCGAGAAGTTCTATGCTGGGTAGGTTCGAAGCCTGAGTTTTGCGATTGCAGCGAAGGGAACTCGCAATCAGCGGAGAGTGGGCCCCTTCAACTCGCCATCCGGCGATACTGGTGTGAAAACTGCGTTCAAAGTGCTCAGGGGCAATACCGTTACGTTCGCCGCAGTTAGAGCAGCCCCAAAATCCTTGACTTGAGTGTCGCTTGGCGTCGTGCTTGATACTTGTTCATATTTATCCAGCAACTCGGCAAGAGCTTGGCTCTGAGCCTGTGGCGTGATGCTTTTCTCTACGGCAGCAAATCGGGCTTGGACCGAATCCAAATTCTCTTGCGCTTCTGCCAATTTCAACTCTAGTCCGCTGAGCTTGATCGCAACTTCGTCCCATTTGAAGGTGGTCATGAGCACGACACCGCACACCAGAAGCAACGGCCCCATGGCGCCAACACCAATAGTGCGGAAGTAGCGGTTGGCTGGAAGCGCGCAGAGTAAGATACCAACCAGCATGCAAACGCAGCTCGCCAAGAATACAAAAGTTTCATTCATCAAAAATCCCCCAACCAATTCCAAAGTCATAGACGAAGAATCAACCGTGAGTCGACACGCCTTAGGAAACCAGAATGTCACGAAAGAGCGCATATCAGCCTGAGTACGCTGAGCAGGCCGAAAAGCTGTGCGAGCAAGGCCTGACGGATAAGCAGCTTGCGGAATTCTTCGGGGTTACTGACCGCACCATCTCAAGATGGAAGCTCGAATACCCGGAATTCTGTCAGTCCCTAAAGGCAGGCAAGGAAATATCCGATGAAGCCGTAGTGCGCAGCCTATTCCAGAGGGCAATCGGTTACTCGCACCCGGACGTCGATATCAAGGTAATTGATGGGCAGGTAGTGAAGACCGAAGTCACCAAGCACTATCCGCCGGACACGACCGCCGCCATCTTCTGGCTGAAGAACCGCAAGCCGAAGGACTGGCGCGACAAGCAGGAAGTCGAGCTCAACGTGAATGGCTCGCTCGCTGAACGTCTCAACCGCGCCAAGGCAAGGAAGCCAGCACAAAAATGATGACGGCAGAGAAGCGCGACCCAGATGAAGAAATTCTGGATGCCGCAGCTGAATGTCAGTTTGACCCGCAAGGATGGGCGTTGTTCGCATGGGATTGGGGCAAAGGCGATCTTAAGGACATAGAAGGCCCGCGTGAATGGCAGGCCGATATCAACGAAGAGATCCGGCAGCACCTTAACAGCGAGAACCGGTACCAGCCTTTACAAATCGCGGTGGCAAGCGGTCACGGTATCGGCAAGTCTGCTGAGATGGGCATGCTCTCCAATTGGGCTATGTCCTGCTTTGTCGATTGCAAGATTGTTGCCACGGCCAACACTGAAAGCCAGCTGCGCACAAAGACGTCGCCCGAGATTGGCAAGTGGTTCCGCTCGTCGATTACGTCACACTGGTTCGATGTGCAGGCCATGTCGGTCAAAGCCCGTGATGCCGAACACGCTGACCTGTGGAGGCAGGACTTCGTTGCATGGTCGGCCCACAACACGGAAGCCTTCGCCGGACTGCATAACAAGGACAAGATCATCCTTCTGTTGTTCGACGAGGCTTCGAAGATTGCCGATAGCGTCTGGGAAGTGGCCGAAGGTGCGCTGACTGACGAAAACACGATCATCATTTGGATTGTGTTCGGCAACCCTACGCAGAACACCGGACGATTCCGCGAGTGTTTCCGCCGCCACCGTCGGCGCTGGATCAGAAGGCAGATCGACAGCCGGACAGTGCCAGGCACCAACAAGAAGAAGCTTGACCAGTGGGTTGAGGACTATGGCGAAGACCATGATTTCGTAAAGGTGCGAGTGCGCGGCATGTTTCCATCAGCATCGGCAAAGCAGTTCATATCGGTTGACGATGTTGATGCTGCGCAGAAGGTCCACCTTCGTCCAGAACAGTACGATTTTGCGCCGAAGATCATCGGTGTCGATCCAGCTTGGACGGGTGACGACGAACTGGTCATATATTTCCGGCAAGGGCTTTATTCCAAGCTCCTGATGGTCATGCCGAAGAATGACAACGACATCCTCGTAGCCAACCATGTAGCTAGGTTTGAGGACGAGTTGCAGGCTGACGCCGTGTTCATCGACCTCGGCCACGGTACCGGCATTTACTCCGCTGGCATCACGCTCGGCCGCACTTGGCAGCTTGTCAGCTTCGCAGAAAAGAGCGTTGACCGTGGCTGCCTGAACAAGCGTGCTGAGATGTGGAAGGGCATACGTGACTGGCTCAAGCAGGGCGGCGCGATCGATCCAAAGGATGACGTGCTTTACCAAGACCTGATCGGCCCAGAGCTTGTTGCCCGCACGGATGGCAAGCTGCAACTTGAAAGCAAGGAAGACATGAAGATCCGTGGCCTTCCATCTCCAAACCGAGCTGACGCTCTCGGCCTAACCTTTGCCCGCCCTGTGGTGGCAAAGGAGCGTGAAGACGAACGATACAATCACAGTCGAGACACCAGCTATAGCGGTTCAAACGACGACTACAATCCTTACGCATAAGGGATCAGCACCATGTGGTATGAAATTGCCCGCGCCAAGAACGCGGCTGCAAACGGTCGCCTATTCAATGCGCTGATGTTCGCCCTTGTGCTGTTCATCGCCTTCAGGATCGACACAGCTGCTCTGTGGCTCGCGTTCTTCCCTCCGTTGTCGATTGGTGTGGGCTATCTCGCGGACACGTTCGGTCAGCGCGTCATGTTGTCCTACGTCAGCATTGCCGCAGCGGTCATCCCTCTGCTCTCCATCTTTTACATCTGAGGTTCAACATGTGTGTTTTCGGAAGCCCGAACGTCGCCAAGGCGGCAGACCCGAAGCTGCCAATCGAATACGCCGCCCAGCGCGAGCCGGACAACAAGACGACGACAGGGGCAGGCAATAAAACTCGTGACCGCCTCCGCGCTGCCACATCGACGATGCTGACAGGCTCTCAGGGCGTCGGTGCTGTCGATACATCGGGCAAGAAAGCCCTGTTGGGAGCCTGATATGGTGGACAGCACGCGGGAACGCCACGAACGACGCCTTACGGCGCTCAAGAAAGAGCGCAACCCATATGAGGCGCAATGGCAGGAACTGAATGATTTCATCGTTCCTGGCCGTTATCGCAAAGGCGATGCTCGCGATCCCAAGGGCATAAACAGCAACAAGAAGATCATTGACAACTCACCCAAGCTTGCGCACCGCGTGGCGCAATCCGGGATGCAGGCCGGTTTGACGTCGCCCACTCGCCCATGGATGCGCTACAGCACGCCTGATCAGGATCTGAAAGAGTTCGGCCCGGTCAAAGATTACCTCTATCAGGCAACACGCAAGGCTCGCGAGCGGCTGGCTGTCTCAAACATCTACAATTGCCTGCACACCGGATATGGCGACGAACTGCTCTTCGGTCAGTTCTGCATGGTGCTGACACGTGCCAACAAGCGGCTGCATGGCATTCTGCCGCCGGTCGGGCAGTATTGGCTTGCGCAAAGCCAGTATTCGCAGCGGGTGGACACCTGCTATCGCCGCATCTGGATGACGGTTGAACAGATCGTTGGCCGCTGGGTGGCGCAGCCGAATGGCGACATGGATTGGTCGAAGGTCTCCACCACGATCAAGAACCTATGGGACAAAGGCTCTTATGACGATGTCGTCGAGGTGTTCAATGCCGTTGAGCCCCGCCTGGTACGTGACGCTCGAAGCCCCACGAAGCAGAACAAGCCGTTCATGTCCAACTATTGGGAGTCCGGCAACAACGCTGAGAAGATGCTGGAAATCAGCGGCTTTGATCGCAACCCGATCATTGCGCCGCGCTGGGATGTCGTGGCCGAAGATGTCTACGCTGCCACATGCCCCGGCATGGATGCGCTGCCAGACGTGAAAATGTTACAGAAAGAACAGGGGTGGAAGGGCACGGGCATCGAGCATCAGGTAAAGCCTGCTCTTGTCGCGCCGACCTCGCTCCGCAATAAGCGCAATTCCTCACTGCCGGGTACAATCACTTACGTCGAAGAGACAGCGACCAACGCTGCTTATCGCCGGGCGTTTGAAGTCAACCTGCAGCTGACGGAACTGACCGCTGATATCAAGGACGTGAACCGACGCGTGGAGCGGGCATTCTACGCTGATCTGTTCATGGCGATCAGCAGCATGGACGGTGTGCAGCCTCGCAACCAGTTCGAACTCACACAGCGCAAGGAAGAGCAGCTTCAGCAGCTCGGCCCGACGGTTGAACGCCAGCACCATGAGCTTATTCAGCCCCTTGCTGACTGGGTGTTTTACCAGTTGGAAGATGACAACGAACTGCCGGAAGCTCCAGAGGAACTGCAGGGCGAAGACCTGAACGTCGAAAACATCTCGACGCTGGCACAGGCGCAGCTTGCCGTGTCCACCGGCTCCATCGAGCGCATGATGAGCTTCGCAGGCAACATCAGTTCCGCTAGCCCAGAATCAATGGACAAGATCGACTTTGACCAGGCCATTGACGAATACGGCGATGCGATCGGCGTGGCGCCAACCATCGTCCGTGCTGATGACAAGGTGAAAGAGATACGCGAACAGCGCGCCGCCGCCCAGCAGCAGGCGAAGAACGCAGAGATGGCTGCCACCATGGCCCCCGCGCTTAAGCAAGGCGCCGAAGCAGCATCGCTCCTCGCTGCCACTGATGAGAACGGTGGCGCTGCCGATCTCCTAAGCCGAATTGGGATAGCCGGATGACTTGGACAAAGAGGGACCAACAAGAGCTCGATCTCGCAACGGAGTTCGTGCTGTCGGAGCCGCGTGCCCGCGAATTCATCTGGTGGGTGCTGGCAAAGTGCGGCGTCTACAACGCGCCTCATGCCGTCAACGGCGAGACGGGTATTCACATCGGTCGCCGGATCGTCGGCGTAACCATCATCGACCAAATCAACGAAGTCAAACCCACGGCCTACGCAGAAATGATGATCGAGGCCCACAACCGCGCAGAGAAGCGCGAAAGGGAAGAGCATGTTCCGACACCTGATGATGAATAGCGTGGTCTTCGCCCCAGAGGGCGTCGCTGACGGCGGTGGCGACAACGGCACGGCTGACGATGCCAGCAAGCCTGAAACGCTTCTCAACGGCGCTGTGATTGACCCCGCCGCACCAAAGGAAGGTGAAGGCGATACCGCGAAGCCGGAATGGAAAGAATTCGAGGCCGACGCCTCCAAGTCGGACGAAGAGAACGCCGCCGCCAAAGCCGAGCACGACAAGACAAAGCCAAAGGAAGGCGACGACAAGGGCAAGGAAGAACCGAAAGACCCAGCCGATATCGTCCCTGAAGATGGCAAGTATGACATCAAGCTTTCGGACGGCATCGAACTCGACGCGGCTCTGCTCGAAAAGGCTTCGCCGGTCATGAAGGAAATCGGCCTGACAAATGCACAGGCCACGAAGCTCGCTGGCGTCCTCGCTGAAACACGCAAGGCTGAGTTCGACGCCCTGAACGAGCGCCACCAGAAAGTTACCACAGACTGGCAGAACGAGATCAAGGCCGACAAGGATTTCGGCGGCGACAATCTCGACACCAGCTTGAACAACGCAAACCGCGTGATCGCAACATTCGGAGACGATGCTTTCCGTCGCGATCTCACAGAAATCGGGATGGGAAATCATCCTGGTCTATTCCGGCTTTTGGTCCGTGTCGGCAACGCCCTCAGTGATGACAAGCCCGCTTCGTCGGAAACCGCAGCAGCCCCTCCTAAAGCGCCAGAAACGGCGATGTACGGAGCCACCACACCAAGCACACGAGGTTAAAACATGGCCACTGTTGGCAACATGTACCCCACTCTTTCCGACATGAAAAAGATGGAAGTGGGTGACGATATTGCGACGATCATTGATATGCTCGTCCAGTACAACGCGATGTACGAAGATGCACCCTTTCTTGAGTGCAACATGGGCGCATCGCACCTGACAACTGTTCGCACGGGTTTGCCGATCCCAACCTGGCGCAAGCTCTATAAGGGCGTGCTTCCAACCAAGGGCACGACGACACAGGTCAAGGATGCCACCGGCATGCTTGAAGACTGGTCGGAAGTTGACGCCAAGCTCGTCGATATCTCGAAGAACCCAGCCAAGTTCCGTTTGACTGAAGCCCGCGGCCACATCGCAGGTATGGCCAATATGCTTGGCTCGACCGTCTATTACGGCGATACCGATGTGAACCCAGAGCGGTTTACCGGCCTTCATGCCCGCTTTAACTCAAAGTCGGCAGGCAACGGCAAGCAGATCATCGACGCAGGCGGCACTGGCTCGGATAATACTTCGATCTGGTTCATCACCTGGGGCGAGGATTCGGTTCACCTTCTTTATCCAGAAGGCACGAAAGCTGGTCTTCAGCGCGAAGACAAGGGCAAGACCACGAAGGAACTGCCTGACGGTTCGCTGTACGATGTCTACCGCGAGAAATTCTCGCAGGATATCGGACTGTCCGTGCGTGACTGGCGCGGCGTTTCCCGCATCGCCAACATTGACGTGTCGGACCTTCGTGCCAACGCAACGGCTGGCGGCGCCGACCTCATCAACCTGATGATCGACGGTTACTACGCCCTGCAGAACCCGAACCAGCCAACCGGCAAGACCGTCATCTACGCACCGAAGACGGTTCAGACCTTCCTGCACAAGCAGGCCATGAACAAGACAAACGTCAACCTGACGCTTGATCAGGCTCAGGGCAAGCCGCAGGTTTCGTTCCTCGGCCTGCCGATCCGCCGCGACGACAACATCCTCGAAACAGAAGGTCAGATCGTCTAACGGCGGTCTGGTAGAAGGTGAAAACCAATGATCTTCGACGCACAGAATCTTTTCTCGGATGCCCAGGCTATCACCGCCTCGGCGGCATCCACCAACGTCATCGATTTCGGCCAGGCTGGTAAGCCAATTGGTGCCGCTGCCAATATCCGCAAGGATCTCGGTCGCGGCGGCAAGGTCGATGTTCGTGTGCAGATGGTAGAGGCAGCGCTTGCTGCCGGTGCCGCAACGCTGACCATTGATCTCCAAACCGACGATAACGAGGCGTTCGCGTCTCCAAAGGTCGCTTGGACTTCCGGTCCTATCCCCAAGGCCCAGCTTGTTGCGGGCTATGTGTTCCCGCTTGAATTCTTCCCACGCGGTACCGACGAGCGCTTTGCTCGCCTGTATTACACCGTGGCTACGGGTCCACTCACCGCCGGTAAGATCACCGCTGGCGTTGTCGCTGCATCGGAGGATAACAACTATGACTAAGACTGTGATGGCAACCCAGCCCGGTACATACGGCCATTACCGTGAATATGGCGATGTCTTCGAACTGACCGACGACAAACACTTCTCCAAGGTGTGGATGACGGAAGTCTCCTCTGCCGAAGCGAAGGCATTGCAGAAGGCCGCACAAAGCCAGCCAGAAGCAGAGCGCCATGTCGTCGATACGACTGTTGTGGACAACGCCGAGCTCGAAGGCCTCCGCGCTCAAATCTTGGAGAAAGATGCAGAAATCGAGCGCCTGAAGCGCAACAAGCCTGCATCCACCGCCAAGAGCGAAGGCGACAAAGGCGAAGGCAACGACCAGGGCAAGACACCTGCCGAAGTCCTCGCCATGGCCAGCGACCCAACCGTCGAATTCATGACGTTCAAGGCCGCTGCCCGCAAGCTGCTTGGCGACAAGACGCCTTCCACCAAGGCCGAAATGATCGCCGCTCTTGAGGACTTGGCCACCGCGCCCTGATCTTCTCGACAAGACAGACTGAAAATAGACCCGGCTCATTCATTTGGGCCGGGTTTTTCATTTGATGGAGAGCCGGAATGTCGTCTGTAACCACAATCTGCAATCTCGCGCTGTCCAATATTGGCAAGAAGACCATCGCTGACATCAACGAAGCTTCGACAGAGGCAAAAACATGCCGAATTCACTATGCGTTGACCCGCGATACTATGCTTCAGGCTTACGAATGGGAGTTTGCGAAGACGACGGTTGACCTTGCCGAAGTCACCAACATTCGCAGCGAACGGTGGCAGCGCGCTTATGCCCGCCCGCAGAACTGCCTGAAGCCGCTTCGCATCGTGCAGGATGTCTACGTCCCCGATGATACTGACGAGGTGCCCTATGCGGCAACTGAAGGTCTTATCTTTTGTGACCTCTCTCCGGCGAAACTGGAATTTATCCAGCGCTTCGAAGATCCATCACGCTTCCCGCCTTTGTTCGAAGACGCCTTGTCGTGGGCTTTGGCTGCAAAGATTGCCATCCCCCTGACCGCTGACCAGTCCAGCCGAAAAGATGCGTACCAGATCGCCCGTTCGTCGCTCGATACCGCGAAGACAGCGGACGCCAACGAAAACCAGACGACATGGGCGAACAATTCCGCGCTCATCGACGCACGAGGCTAACCAATGGCATTGATGAGAACGATGCAGCCTGCCTTTACAGCGGGTGAGCTTAGCCCTGGTCTCTGGGCGCGTGTTGACCTGTCCAAGTATCAATCCGGGTTGAAGGTAGCCAAGAATATCATCGTTCATCCGCATGGTGGCGCTTCCAATCGGTGCGGTTTCGAGTTCATCGGGCGAACACGAGGTTCCGGCTTTGCTGTCCTTCTGCCTTTTGTATTCGACGCTGAGAGCGACCAAACGTACAATCTGGAACTGTCTCACTTAAAACTGCGTGTTTATCGCGCTGGTAGCCCGGTACTGGAAGCGCCAAAGGCAATAACCGGCATTTCGAAGGCTACGCCAGGCGTCGTCACGGTCAACGCTCACGGATTATCGAACGGTGATGAGTTCCTTCTAGCTGGTGTCGCTGGGCCGACGGCGCTAAACGGCCGAAACTTCATAGTTCGGAACGCGACCGCAAACACTTTCACGCTTGAGGATTTGCACGGCGTAGCTCTCTCAACGGCTGCACTCCCGGCTTATGTCAGCGGCGGAACGGTGCGGCGCGTCTATGAGGTAGACACCCCATATACCAGTGATGAGGTTCGCCGGGTGGTTTTTGCACAGGAGAACGACGTGATGTACTTGACGCATCAGTCGCACGCTCCGCGCAAGCTATCGCGCCTTGCCGACAATAACTGGGTGTTTTCTATGCTCACGTTCGCTCCCGAAGCGGCGAAGCCTACAGGGTTGACTGGGACGGTCTATTTCAAGCGCAAAGCGGGCGATAGCACCACGATCCAGTATCGCATCTCTGCCATCAGTGCTTCCGGCGCTGAGAGTGCGGCAGCCGCGCCCGTAGGCGTCGTAGTCCAGTACTCCGAAGAGGACGGGCGTCGTATTCGGTTGACGTGGAATGCAATGCCTGGCGCCGCGCTCTACCGAATTTATAGGTCTGACGCGAACACGGGTATCCTCGCTGAAACAGCAAACACTGAGATCGAAATTGACCAGACGCAGTATCTGGGTGACGGCACTGCAATTCCAACGACCTCGGCGCCAGGGGCGCCATCAACCCCAACAGGTGTAACCGGGGCTATCGTCTTTGGTAAAGAACTCACCTACGTGGTGGCATCCATCTCTGACGAGACAGGGGAGGAAAGCTTGCCTTCTGATCCTGTCACGCTGCGCAACGATATGAGCTATCAGGGCAACCGCAATGTTCTGTTCTGGACCGCCACGGCAGGAGCTGGAAGCTACGTGGTCTATCGTCTCGACAATGGGCGCTATGGTTACATCGGGCAAACCGACATCACCTCGTTCACGGATGAAAACATCACCGTTGACCTGTCGAGCGGCCCACAGGAGGGAAACAATCCTTTTGATAGCGCCGGAAACTATCCGGCGTGCGTGAACTTCTACGAACAGCGCCTTGCCATGGCCGGAACACAGAACGTCCCTTCCGGCCTCTGGCTCGGGCAGTCAGCGAACTATGAAAACTTCGGCTCCGCAACGCCGGTCAAGGCGAGCGATTCCATCACGGTTCGCGTCAAGTCGAAAGAGAAGAACCAGATCAGGGCGATTGGCGAATCCCGCGGCATGGCAGTGTTTACCACAGCGACGGAGTTTGCAGTGTCTGGCGGTTCCGACGATTTCCTGACCCCGACAAACACGGTAGTGAAGAAGCAAAGTAACCGCGGATCTTCGTGGCTTCAACCTATTGCGGTAGGCGATGTGATGCTGTTTGCGGTAGCGCGTGGCGGCGTCATCCGGGATTACTCATACGAGTTCGCGAACGACAACTTCACAGGCAAAGACCTGACCATCATGTCACGGCACCTGTTTGAAGGCCGCAAGGTAGTTTCATGGGCATTTGCGCAGGCGCCGTATTCGATTGTGTGGGTGATACTTGACAACGGCCAGTGCGTGAGCCTGACCTATATGCGCGAGCACGAGGTGTGGGCATGGACGCGCCACGAGACAGACGGCGTGTTTGAGGCGGTGAACGTAGTCCCAGAAGGGGATGAAGACGCAGTTTACTTCGTGATCAAACGCACCGTAGACGGTACCGACCAGCGTTACATCGAGCGGATGCACTCTAGGCTCTTCAGCATGTCCGAAGACGCTTTCTTCGTCGACAGTGGGCTTTCCTATGTGGGCGCGGCAACAAACACGGTGCGTGGGCTGTATCATCTTGAAGGTCGGTCACTCGTCGCGCTCGCTGATGGCAATGTCATCAAGAACCTTGTCGTCTCAGACGGTACGGTAACGCTGCCAATCTCGGCGTCCAAGGTTCACGTCGGCTTGGCATACGAGGCGGAAATGAAGACGCTCGATATTGATCTTGGCAGTGTTCAAGGACTCGGCTCCGTTCAGGCCCGAAACAAAGCTATCGCAAACATCACTCTTCGCGTCGAAAAGACGCGCGGTATCTGGGCTGGTCCTTCGGAAGACACGCTTGTTGAACTGAAGCAGCGCGAATTCGAGAACTGGAACGAGGCAACGCGCCTGGCCACGGATGACGTTGAACTGACGCCTACAGCCGATTGGACAAAGGGCGGCACAATGATCATCAAGCAGTTCGACCCGCTGCCTATGACGATCCTTGCCATCCTTCCTGACCTGAAGATTGCAGCATGACGTTTCGAATTATCCCGGCCACGGTCGAGCATATCGATGTTATCGCGCCGCGTATGCGAGAAGCAGACAAGGAAGAGGTTTTTGCAGCCACCGGGCGCGGTCCACGGTCTGCCCTGCTGCATTCCCTTAACCGGTCTGACTTCGCGTACACGGTCGAATTTGACGGCGTTCCAGAAACAATGTTCGGGTGCGGTACTACCAGCATCCTTACAAAAACCGGCGCGCCTTGGCTTCTCGGTACCGACGCGCTTGAAAAGCACTATCGGCACTTCCTGCGCGGCTCGCTCTATTGGGTGGACCAGATGCGGCAAATGTACAGTCACCTTCAAAACGTGGTTGACGACCGAAACGAAGTGTCAAAGCGCTGGCTGAAATGGATTGGCTTCACGCTCTCCGAACCGTTGCCCCTTGGCTATGAACAGCGCCCTTTCCGTATTTTTGAAATGAAGGTTTGATATGTGCGATTTCGGATTGGTTCTCAGCACGGCGTTGACTGCAGCATCAACGATGGTTGGTGTTCAAGGGGCAAAGCAGGAAGCTGCGTCTGCATCCGCTGCATCCGAATACAACGCCAAAGTCCAGGACATGAACGCTCGGCTTTCCGAGCGTCGCGCTCGTGACGCCCTTGAACGCGGAGCACAGGAAGAGCAGCAGAAGCGAAACGAGAATGCCCAGATCATGGGGCGCCAGAAAGCGGCTATGGCTGCCAACGGTGTTGACCTGACGTTCGGCTCTCCGCTCGACACACTCGTTGACACGGCGACGCTGGGCGAGATCGACGCGCTCACGATCCGCCGAAATGCCGCCAACTAGGCTTATGACTACAATGTCGCCGCTGCGAATGGTCGGGCCGACGCAGGCCTGTCTCGCGCCAATGCGAAGAACAGCAAAACGGCAGGAAATTTGAAGGCCTACTCAACGATGTTAACTGGGGCAGGCAAAGCATACGGGCAGGCGTTCCCTGATGGTCTGTCCTTTGGAGGCAAGCGTTAATGCCAACCGTACCCGTTTATCAGCAAACCGAACGCCGCCGTCCCGTTCACCAGCAGGGTATTACGACGCAGGCTTCACCAAATGACTTCGGCGCCCAAATTGGACAGGGATTGCAGTCTGTTTCGCAGGGTCTCGAAAATGTCGGGGATGTCGTCACGCGAGTCCGCGATATTCAGGCCACCAACGCTGCCAAGGACCAGCTCACAGCGATGGAGCGGGAGAAACTGAACCTTGATTATGGACCGAATGGGTTCATGACAAAGCAAGGTCAAGCAGCCGTTGATGGGCGCGCTGACTACGATCAGGCTCTTGAAGAGCTTAAGAAGAAGTACCAGCCGCATGATCCGACAGCCGCACGGAAGTATGGAGATGCCGCAACCGCTGTCGTCACGCAGGGTATGCGCTCGGGCATCATGCATGCGGCTCAGGGGCAGAAGGACTGGGCAGCATCGTCTTCGACGGCCCGCATGGAGTTGTTCAAAGACCAGGCGCTGGCGGGTTACGACAAACCAGAGGAAATCAAGAAGTCTTTGGCGCTCGGTGCAGCCGAGATTAACGAGCAAGGCAGATTGATGGGCTGGGATCAGTCCGTGCTCGATTACAAAAAGCAAGAGTTTGCTTCCACGGTCCATTCAAACGTTGCTCTTGCTATCGCTTCGAAACCGAACGGCGCACGGTCAGCCCTTGAGTATCTGAAGGCCAACAGCGCGACGATGGATGCAAAGACAAAGCTTGATATCGAAAGCAAGCTTCGCCCATTTGCCGCCGATGAGGAAGGACTTTCTGTAGTCAACGAGATCATCAGCGGAAAGCGTCGCGTTGCCGATGTTCCCGGTGACATCGTTGGCAAAGTCGCTGGCGTCCCGAGCAAGGCGAATAAGCCCGTTCAGGCAGGAGGTGGGCCCACGCGTGCGAAAGCGTTCCTCTCGTCGATCTCGGCCAACAAGAGCCGCCCCGGCGACACGCTGAACCTTGACGATTCCTTTGCCGACAACCTCCATGCTATGATCCAAGATGCGCCCGAGAGCGTCCGCAAGGGTTTGGGCATCGGCTCCGGGTATCGTTCCAATGAGCGTCAGAAGGAGCTATTCGCCAACAGCGACGGGACAGGCCGCATGGTCGCATTCCCTGCCGGTTACGAGAAGCCAGACGGCACCATTGCCAAAGGCTCCAACCATCTGCACGGGCGCGCTGTCGATCTGATCTACAACGGCCAGCGCCTCGACAAGGCGCCTCAAGAAGTCCGAGACTGGGTCCATTCCAACGCCGCGAACTATGGCCTTCGTTTCCCTATGTCGTGGGAGCCTTGGCACATCGAACCTACGTCGGCCAGCCGGGGCGGGAGCACGGTCGTTCCGTCCCGAGATGGCATTGCTGCACGGACAAGCATGCCTTCCTATGGTGAGGCAATGGAGCGCATCAACCAGATTGCAGACCCGCAAGTCAAAGCGTCGGCTATCAAGCAGCTCAATGCTCAGTTTGAGATGCGGTCAAAGGCTGAGACTGCCAACTCTGATGCAGCTAAAACGCAAATATTTGCATCAATGATGCAGGGAACACCTTTCTCGCAAATCCCGCTCGATCTGAAGATAGCGGCCGGACGCGAAGCTGTGTCGGGCTTCATGGATTTTGAAAGTAAGGCTGGTGATGTGAAAACTGATCCTGTCGCCTACAGTAGCCTTTCGACGATGGCTGCCGCCGCTCCCGAGACGTTCAAGACCATCGACATGACCGCGCCGGAAGTCATCAACAGCCTCTCTCGTGAAGACTGGAAGGCGCTTTCCAACAAGCAGAGTTCTATTCTGGGTGATGAAGCAAAGGCCGTCAGAGAAGGCACCGTTTACAATGCCGCTTTCAAGCAGGCTGAACAGACGTTGTCGGGTATCGGCCTCACTACAACAGGCATCAAATCCGATGACGCGCAAAAGCGTACGGAAATGGAATTGCGGATCGCTCGCTTCCAAAACGAACTGCGCTTGCGGATTGATGACTTCCGGACGCAGGAAGGCAAAACGCCAACCTATGCGGACACGCAGAAAATGATTGGCGAAATGACCCTGGAGATGATTGGGCAAACCGAGAAAAGCGCTTGGGACATTACAAAAACGCCATGGTCCAGCACGAGGGGTGAAAAGGCATTTGCTTTCGAAGCTCCCTATCAGGAGCCGGGCACTGAACTCGTACCAAACTTCAAAGTGGAAAGTATCCCGCAAGATATCCGTGTCCGGATCATAGGGAGCCTTCAGAAGGAAAAAGGCAGAAAGCCAACGCCAGAGGAAGTCGTGGCAGAATATGCCCGCCTTGTCATTGGAAGGTGAAAAAGAACCTAATTGCGGCGTCGAACTTCAACGATCCACGACGACGCTGTCTTCGCATCATTGACTTGCATTTGATCAAAGACCATCGCCGTGACACGGGCATTGTTGTCTTTTCTAAACGCGGTTTCCAATTTCATTCTGGTGGAATTACAGGCTGACGACACTGCAATCCCAAGCTCTAACGGGCCACCTTGCTCTTGGGCGTACTCGCGAGATTTGGTCGACAAGCATTGTATGTGTGTCTTGGCCTCAGGATAGTCGGTGATGCTTTTCCCTGAACTCGTAACGCAACTCGAAAGAGCAAAAGGCAAGAGCAGAACAGCGTAAAATTTCATGTGATCCCCCAAAAGTTGAGGGATTATGGCTCAGCGGGCACGTTTGTCCAGACAGCCAAAACACACGGTCAAAGAAGATGCACAAGGTGGTCCTGTTGGAGCCACCTTTTTTCATGGGTGATAGATGCCAACTGTTGAAGAATACGACACACTGAAACGGCAGGATCGCGAGCAATCCGCTGCCAAGACGGGCGTTGTGTTAAACTTTGCGAAGGGTACGAACCCGGACGAGTATGCCTCTGATGCAAAGCTTGGCGCCGCGTTCGGCGTTCCGGCTGACGTGGCTTCGACAGTGCGAGTCCCTTTGCAGGAACGCCTGAACATTTTGCGCGCCAAATCGATCCTTGGAGACAGCCCACGCACTGCGGAATGGCTTCAGTCCACTGATAATGCGAAGGCCGCATGGGATGACGTCGAAAGCCTGACGTGGTTTGAACAGGCGGGCAACAGCGTTGTCGAAGCTGGTAAAGGCGTTCCCGGCGGCGCTGTGTCTGCCGTAGGCACAGGCCTTGAAGGTACAGGCCAGTTGCTCACGCCGCGGCCTGAAAGTGACCGGTCGCCTATTGTTTCAAGGATTGCGTCCGCTCGCGCTTTGTCGCCTGAAGATATCGGGCAACTGCGCCAAGACATCTTTGCGCAGGGCGTGATCAACCCCACCATCGCCCAATCTGTTCTTTCGGATGTGCTTTCCGGTGACATGACCAACGAAGAGGCGCAGGCCATCTTTGAGCCTGTGCTCGCAGGCGTCAGTGCTGCGCTACAGACGGGCGGCGAAGCAACTCAGGATTATGGCGCTGGTGTGCTGCCTGCCGCTCCTGGCATGGAAGAAAGCTTTTCGCGCAAGGTTGGCTCTGGCCTTGGCTCGATGATCCCGATTATTGCGATTGGGCTTCTGACTGGTAGCGCAGGCGCGTTCACCTTCGGCGCTGCGCAGGGCGCGGGCGAATCCACCTCCCGCGCTCGGAAAGCCGGACAGGACGAAGAAACGCAAACGACAGCAGCGGTTGCCGGTATTATTCCCGGCATGACGGATGCCGTTCCCGTCGAACGCCTTCTGAACAATCGTGTTGTGCGTGAAGGCTTCATGTCCGCTTTGCGCAGCATCGGCGCCCAGGCGGCTCTGGAAGGCGGGCAAGAAGCTGCTCAAGAGATGATGCAGAACCTGATTGCCCAGCAGCTTTATGCTCCTGACCAATCGTTGATCGAAGGGACAGGTGAAAGCGCAGCTGTGGGCGGTACTGTCGGCGCGCTCGTAGAAGTCGCGAAGCTTGCATTTCAGGCAGCGCTGCCTGGTCGCGTCGGTAAGATGCGCATCAAAGCTCAAGAGGCCGAACAGACCAAGCAGACCATCGACCAGCTGGGCGATAACTCCGCGTCGTCGAAGCTTCGTCAGCGACTCGATGGTTCATTCATGGATTTTGTCGGCAAGGCCACGGAAGGCACGCCGATCGAGGATGTGTATGTCCCCGCTGAAAAGATGCAGGAGATGTTCCAGAGCTTCCGCTTTGAGCCACAAGATTTCCTTGCTGAACTGCCAGGCGTTGATGTTTCAGACTGGGAGACTGCTCTTTCCACAGGTGGCGATGTCAAAATACCGACCGCGAGCTATGCCGCAAAGCTAGCAGGAACCGACTTCGACCAGTTCCTGCGTGAGAACATGCGGTTTTCACCCGACGCAATGACGTTCTCCGAAGCACAGGAATTCAATTCTCGTTCTACAGAAATCCAGATGGAGGCATTCGAGGAATCGGAAGCCGCCCGTGTTGCGGCAGAAAACGAACGCAGCGTTGATGTGCAGGAAACGGACGAATTGGTTGGCCGCCTTCGTGCCGCTGGCCGCTCTACCGATGTCGCCCGGTACGAGGCAATGCCCTTGGTCGCGATGCGCCGGACAATGGCTGAACGATCCGGCTTGACGCAGGAGGAGTTTGCCCATCGCTATCCTCTGCCCGAAATCCGCGGAGCAGTTCCGGAAGGCTTGAAGCCGAAGAACGTTGACGCGCTCAACCGTCAGCTTGCGGAAATGCGCTCCTATGTGCCGGAGCCTGTAAAGAATGGGCCTTCACTGCTGGAAGCCATCTCTGAATATGGCGGCATTAGCGATACCGGTGGCGAACTGAAGGCTCGTGATGCTGCCGTCATCAAGCGCGGTCGCGGGAAGAAGACCCTTCGCCTTGCTCGTGGCGGGATCATCGATGGCATGAAGGACATGTTCGGCGGACCATCTGGCAAGAAATTTGGCATCGACGATGTGGCGCAGGCCATGATCGAAGCAGGCTATCTGCAAGACAATCCTGTCGCGACTGAGTACCGGGCCGCTCTCGAAGCCGGAACGGAAGTGCTTGATATCGGCAAGGCGTTGCTTGACGCCATCGACGAGGAACTGCGCGGCAACGTTCAGTATGCTGGTGAAACCGTTGTCGATGAGCGCGCAACGTCGCTTGAGCGAAACATTGCCTATCTCGACGAGCTCGGCGTGTCCCTGAACGATAGTGACGACGCGATCCGCGCAGCGCTGGAAAAGGCTGGGGCTGAAAACGGCAAGGTCTTCGGCCAAGCTGGCCGCCGTGGATCGATCCAGATACCGCTAGGCGGTGCAGAGAACAGCGCGGTCATCATCAGCCTGTTTGAAAGCGCCGACCTCTCGACCTTCCTGCACGAGACCGGCCACTACTTCCTCAACACGCTTCAGGATATGCGCACCGTCTCGCCGGATATTCAGGAAATGCATGACGGCGTGCGCACATGGTGGGGCGAGAATGCTGAAGCGGTAGCCGCTGATGCAAAACAGGTCACTGGCTTGGATGTCACTGCCGACCAGGTAAAAGCCGTGCTTGAAGCCGGGACAACGGGCGATGCAGCGATTGACGTTGCTGTCGAGGTCGGCATGCACGAACAGTTTGCACGCGGTTTCGAAAGCTACCTGATGGAGGGCAAGGCTCCCTCTATCGAGATGCGATCAGCATTCGAGCGCTTCACGCAATGGTTCGTTCGCCTCTACAAGAACCTGCGCGGGCTCAACGTTCAGATATCGCCTGAGATGCGGGCCGTATTTGACCGCCTGCTGGCCACTGACGCGGAAATCGAAGCTGCGCGGTCGGATATGTCGGACGAGATGCTTTTCGCTGCTGCTGAAGCTGCTGGGCTGAATGCGGAGGATTACCGTCACCTTGTGAAGCTTCATGACCAGTCAGTCGAAGCGTCGAATGAAAAGCTGCGCCGTGAAATCATGGCGCCGATCAAGCGAGAAACCGAACGCTGGTATCGTGAAGAGAAGGCCCGTGTGCGTGACGAGGTAGGCGAACAGATCAATCGCACGCCGGTCTATCGCGCCCTCGAATGGCTTGGCAACCGGCGCTGGCTTGGCGATGAAGCGCCGGAAGGAATTCCGGACATGCGTCTTGATCGCCAGACGCTGGTGAATCGCTATGGCGAAGGTGTGTTGCAAACCCTGCCGCGTGGCCGCTTCACCATCTATGCGAACGAAGGCGGTATGGACCCGGACGAGGTTGCTGGCTGGTTCGGTTTTGACAGCGGCGACGCTCTGGTGAAGGCGCTTGAACAAGCCCAGCCTCGGCGCGAAGCTATCGAAGCGGAGACGGATCGCGTCATGCGTGAACGTCATGGCGATGTCTTGCGCGATGGCCAGATCGAAGAGCGGGCCCTTGATGCACTACACAACGACAAACGGGCGCAATTCCTTGCTGCCGAGTTGAAGGTTCTCAAGGCCCGAGCCGGTGACACTTCGGTAGACATGACCGTTGCGCAGGCCAGAGAGGCAGCACGTCTCACGGTCAACCGGATGAAGGTTCGTGACGCTGTTGCAAGCAATCGCTTCCTTACAGCTGAACGGAAGGCTGCCAACGAATCAATCAAGCTGGCTCGCCTCGTCGAGCGTGAAAACCTCTGGTCAAGGCAGCGTCGGCGCGAGGTGCAAGCCGCTGTCAAGGCCGGTTCACTGCGCGCAACCAACTCCGCAACAGACAGGGCAAACACTTCCACCGATCGGTACAACGATGCTGTGGCCTTGCTGGTCGAACAGAAGAAGCGCCAGCTGCTCAACCACATGCTCTACAGCGAAAGCGTGAAAGCCGCGGAGGAAATCGAGAAGACGGAACGATACGTCTCGCGCCTCTCGAAGAAATCAACACGCACGGCACTTGCTGGCGACTATCTCGAAGCCATTGACGAACTGCTTGAACGGTACGATTTCAGAAAGCTTTCCGCCCGCGCTGAAGATCGCCGTGGGTCGCTGCTGAACTATGTTGCGAGAATGACGGCTGATGGCCGTGAGAACGAGCTGTCTATTCCTGATGAGGTTCTAAAGGACGCGCAGCGCCGCCCTTACAAGCAACTGACCGTAGACGAACTGCGCGGCGTTGTGGACACCCTCAAGAACATAGAGCACACGGCTCGTCTCAAGCAGCGACTGAAGGATGCCAAGCGGGAACGCGATCTGGAAACTGTTGTTGACGATATCCTTGCCGAGTTCGACGAGAACGTGAAGGGCAATGCTCCGTCTCGGGCAAAGTCCGGGCGCGGCGGGACCAAGGAAGGATTCCGTAGTTACCTCTACCTGGTGAAGACAGCCGACACCATCCTTCGGGAAATCGATGGCTTCGACGATGGTGCAGCTTATCGCCACGTCAAGGCGCCGGTCGACGAGGCGGTCAATGATCTGACGATCAAGCGCCGCGAGGCTGGTGAGAAGTTCGACCAGTTGTATTCGGTTTATTCGAAGGAAGAGCGGCGGGCGATGACGGCGCTGCAATCTGTTCCAGAATTGAACGGCCAGTTCTCCAAGTGGGATCTGATCTCGCTGGCGCTGAACGTGGGCAACGAGGGCAACTATCAGCGGCTTACTGATAACCGTGTGAAGGGACACTTCCAAACCGGACAGATTGAAGCGGCTTTGACCCGCCTCGATGCTCGTGACTGGAAGTTCGTTCAGTCGGCATGGGATATGATCGACGGCTACTGGCCGGAGATCGAGGCCCGTGAAAAGCGCGTGACCGGCGTGGCGCCAGAGAAGATTGCGCCGCGTGAAGTCCAGACCAAGTTCGGCACGTTCAAGGGCGGCTATTATCCGCTCAAGTATGACGCTGAAATTTCATCGCTGGCTCGCGACGATGATCTTCATGACTTGGCTGCATCAATGACCGGTGGCCGCTTCGGCAAGGCCCAGACCAAGAATGGTCACACCAAGGAACGTTCAAACTCGTCTGGCCGTCCGGTGCTGATCGATATCGGTGTTCTGCATGGCCACCTTAACCAGGTCATCCATGACTTGGCGCTTTCGGAGGTTGTCGCCAATTCGTGGCGGATCCTGCAGAACAACGAAGTGAAAAGCGCGTTTCTCGATCGAGGGCTGAAGTCTGACTTCGATGCGCTGGAAGTGTGGTTGCAGGATGTGGCAAGTGGAGAGGTGCGCGGCGCCGACTTTATGAACCGCTGGTCTCGCAAGCTGAAATCCGGTTTCACAGTTTCGAAGCTGGCCTTCAATCTCACAACAGTGCTGTTGCAGCCCACGGGCCTCGCACAGTCGTTTGTCGTGGTTGGCAAGAAGAATATGCTGCTCGGAATGCAAGACGTGTTCCGGCGCCCTCTGAGCGGGCCGGGCAGCGCGGCGAACATTATCATCAGTAAGTCGCCATTCATGCAGGAGCGCGAAACGACGTTCAACAAGGATATCTATGACATCCTTGGAGACACGAAGACCGGGCCGACGCAGAACCGAGTGTCACAGTTCGCGAGTGACTATCTCGCACCGTGGGGCTTCTGGTTGATGCAGAAGGCGCAGTTCTACACCGTGGACATGCCGACATGGCTTGCTGGCTATCGTCATGCTTTGGATCAAGGCAAGAGTGAGCCCGACGCTATCGCTCATGCTGATCGGATCGTAGCGCGGGCAGCTGCTTCCGGTAACTTCGCAGACCGTACGCCGATCGAGCGCGGATCTCTGTCTCGCAACGTTCGGCAGAATGACGTGGTGCGCCTGTTCACGGCGCTCGGCTCATACATGTTTGCGAAGTTCAACGTCGCTTACGAGAAGACCCGGCAGACGGAGTTTAACGACCCTCGACAGGTTCTATCGTGGACCTCGGACATGGTCATGCTTTTTACTGTCGAAGCCCTCCTGGCAGCTGCAGTGCGTGGCCAGTTGCCATGGGGCGATGACGATGATGACGAAGAAGACGGCTGGGCTGAGTTCCTTGCCAAGCAAACAGCTTTCTCTGTCGCAGGAACGCTGCCCTTCGTCCGTGACATCGCGAGCGGTGTGCAAGGCTTCAGTGGTGGCGGGGCTTATGGCTCGATAATGGACACCATCGCGAGGCCAATCTTCCAAGCCTCGCAGGGCGAAGTCGATAAGGCTCTCATCAAATCAATGGTAGATGTCGGCGGACTTTTCTTCCACGTGCCATCGACACAGATCAACCGCTTCGTTGATGCGACCTGGCGACAGGCCGAAGGGGATGACGTTTCGCCCATCGAATTTATCATGGGCAAATCGAAATAGGCGGACAAAACCGCAATTGCTTCAAGCGCTCCACTGGGGCGCTTTTTTTATGGGGTAAAATATGACTATCTCTAGTGAAATCAGCGCATCCGGCCCGTATCTGGGGAACGGTTCCACAACCGTCTTTCCTTACGAATTCAAGATCGTAAACGAATCCCACATCAAGGTTATATTTTCTTCGATTGACGGGAATGTTTCAGAGCTTTCGATCGGGAGCGGTGACTACCGTGTGACCGGTGTTGGTGACGAGAACGGCGGTAACGTCATAAAGACTGGTGCGTTGCGCTCGGGGGAGCGGCTTATGATCGTCCGGCGCCCTCCGTTCACTCAAGAAACTTCCCTCACGAACCAGGGTCCGTATTATCCCGATGTCGTAGAGGACGCTTTCGATAAATTCGTCATGCAGACGCAGGCGGTAAAGGAAGCCACTGACCGATCGGTAAAAGTCGAGCATGGTGTCGTCGCGCCAACTATTGCGCACGGCATTCCGAACGGCTCCACTTTGATGCTGGAAGATGATCGCCTTGTGGGTGGCCCAGATATCCTCGCTCTGTCCAATGCCGCAGAAATTGCGCGCAACATCGCGGAGGGATTTGCATCGGATATTGTTTCGCAAGGCACCGTACCGATCTACGCCACGACGGACGGGCTTGCGTTGATCACAATTCCCGTTGGCATCAATGCCGTGCGGGTGAACGGCAAGGCTGCTGCTGGGGACGGAGGCGGCGGGTCGTTCCTGCGTGTGGGTGCAGAGCCTGACCACGGCGCAAAATTCCAGTCAGCTGGCGGCGTTTGGTGGGAATTGCAAAGTTTCGATGTGAGATTCCATGGAAAGTTTATCGCCCAGGTGGCAAACGAAATGGCGACAGGGCAGGATGTCTTAGTTGCCTGTTTTGGTGACAGCACTGAGGCAGGTTATGATAACACACTGCCGCCGCCCTACATTGATCCGCTGAATGCACCAGCCGTCGCACAAAACACCCTACAGAATTACCATTTCAATGATGGCATCATCTTTGAAAATTATGGTGTTAGCGGCACGAACTCCACTGCAATCATCATTAATTTCCGGAATCAGGTGGCTGTTCTCAAGACGCGCGGCTGCAAAAGTATCGTGATGAATACCGGCATGAACGAGATGCAGAGCCCAACGCCGGTTGATATCAATCGCACGCGTATGCTGCTCATCGCCTTCGAACAGATTGCCCGCTCGGCTGGCATGGCAATTATCTTCAAGACGCCAAACCCTGTCTGGGCGGTGCCTGGTGTCGGGACGATGGATAAGGCCGAGCGCTCGAAGAATTATTCGCAGGTGGTTCGGGATGTGTGCCGTGCAACGGGTGCCGTTCTGTGCGATGTCTACGACCACTGCATCAAGCTCCAGTCGACGGGCATCTGGTCTATCCTTGAAACCATTCCTGACGGCGTTCACCCCAGCAATACGATTGCTGGTGTCTATCGCTCGATCGGTCGTTTGGTGGCCTCAGTGTTCTGTCATCCGCAGGCAGGAGTTGACCGGCCAAACCAGTTTCTCGTCGCTGGGGGGCCGGGAACGACTTGTTTCCCGACCGAAGGCGCCACACTGGCCAAGAACACGAGAATGGGTTTGCAAGTCGTCTCGTCGGATTACAATGGCCCGAAGACGCTGAATATGCTTGTGATGGTCGAAACAACAGGGTTGGATGTTGTTCTTGCTTATCCGATGTGGATCGGGGGCATTGCATCCGCAAACGTGCTTGTTGATGGTGTGGGTATCGGAACCATCTCGCAATACAATGTGGGCGACTACGGCACGTATTATGCGCAGCAGCATGAATTGACCGTCATCCGCAACGCAGTGCCGGGTCTGCACCTTATCCAGATATCGTCTGCTTCTGGTGTCGGTGCTGTTGCGGCCAACTATTTGCGCACGCGTCAGACCAACGTCTCTAAACCTTACAAGAACAATGCGCCTTACATTTCGCACTCGCGGCTTCTGGCTCCAAAACTACAAATGGATGTCAGCAACGGCTCCGACAATGCTATCTGCTTGCTCGACCATCTACCGGCCTCTCGTTTGAATGATGGAATCGATATCGAGTTCGAAGCGAAGCTTGCTAAGGGTGAATTCTTCATTGTGCATGGCTTGTGGGCAGCCGATAATTTCAGTGGTGCGGCAGTGTGCGGTACGGCCTTTGGATGTGCGATGGGAACTGGCTACGGTGTCATTCGTGAAGGCGAAGGATATTCCGGGTTTCTTGACACGGTGCTCAACCTTGTCGACCTCACCCAGCAAGAACGCCTGTGGCGGATTTCCATCCCTCCTGGCCTAAACCAGCCAGCCACTCTCATTATCGACGGCAACGCTTACACGCCGCACGTTTTGGGTAAACCTTATCTTGGCGGGTGGATGGGCCTGCAGAAGAACGGCAATGGCACGATGATCATCAAAAACCTGCGAATGCTGGATCACTGATCCGCTTCTTGCCGTCTCAGCTGTGAGCAGCGCGGCAATCAAGAATCCTAAACTTTGAAGGAAATCGACATGACCACGACGCTGGACACGCAGCGGCGCTTGATCGCGCTTGGCTACAATCCTGGCCTGCCCGATGGGATACCCGGGCCGAAAACCACAGACGAGATAAAGCGCTTCCAGAAAGACTACGGCCTTGTCGTGGATGGGATTGCCGGAAAGCAAACCATTGCGGCGATGAAGCAGGCGCAGGCCAGCCCGAAACCTGCAAAACCAGAGCCGGACAAAGAGGCGATGCAGTTCCCTGCGTCGGTCGGCACGCCGCAAGCGTCTGGCGCAAAGCCGCCTCCGAACGTCTCTTCGCTCAAACTGCTGGATACTGCGCGGGCTATCAAAGAACTGATATGGCATTGTGCGGCGACACCGGAAGGCAAGGACTTCACGGTTGAGGATATTCGGTCATGGCACAAGCAGCGTGGCTGGTCTGACATCGGCTATCACTTTGTCGTCTACCGTGACGGCCGCATCATGGTTGGTCGGCCAGTCGGACAGATCGGCGCGCACTGCGAGGGACACAACACCGGCGCTGTCGGTTGCTGCTATATCGGAGGTGTCAGTGCTGACGGCAAGAAGCCGAAAGACACCCGCACGCCTGAACAGCGCGCCTCGATGCTCTGGCTCACCGAGCAGCTTGTGAAGAAATTCCCCATCACTCAGGTGACGGGCCACAATCAGTATGCCGCCAAGGCATGCCCATCGTTCTACGTCCACAACGACCCGCTCTCCAAGCTGGCGCGCTGATCCTCAACCACAAAGGAACTGACCATGAAACGCATTGCGATTCTCGCAGTGGCGGCGCTTTCGCTTGCCTCCTGCACAACAACGTCTGGCTCGATTGATACCGCGATCCAGAAGAACCTCCCGCAGATTTGCTCGGCCGGCGAAACTGCCTATGCCGTGCTTCTGCCGTTCATCGCCGCCGACAGGCTCAAGCCTAAAACCGCAGCGGCGGCAGAGGCCGCCTACCAGAGCCTTCAGGCGCTCTGCGCGAACAAGGAGACGGCAACCCTCGCGTCCACGCTGGTGGCTGCTTCTAGCGCCTATCTGACGATCAGCATTGCCGTGCGCGAAGCAAAGAAAGTGGAGGGCTGATCCATGAAGCCGATCCATTACATCATCGCGGCCGCACTGGCGGTTGTTTGCCTTGCCGCCTTTGTGTTCTCCCCGGCATGGGCGCAGGACGCGGGGCCGGTCATCGCCCCGTCATCCTGGCTCTACGAACTATGGACGATCGTTCAGCCTGTCGTGGTTCTGCTCGTGTCCACCATCGGCCCGGTGCTGGTGACTTGGATCGCGGCACGACTCATCTCCTTGCTTAAAGTCACCGACGAGAAGCAACGCGGCGTGATCGAGGCGCAGTTGCGTGAGGCCCTGCATCAGTCGGCGCTCAATGCCATGAAATACGCCTTCACACGGGCTGGCATTCCAGCGCTTGGCGGCGTCATCAGTCCGACACTGGTTTCTGAGGCCATCAACTATGTAACCGAGAAGAACCCCGGAACGCTGCAAAAGCTCGGGGTCGACCAGAAGGCGCTTGAAGAAATCCTTCTGTCGAAGATCCCCGAAATCATCCAGACCAAAAAGGGACAGTGAAATGAGCTTGATCAAAAAAGGCGACACGTTCGTCTATCACGATGCTCGGGGCGACGAGGTAGGGGCCGAGGTGGTTGTTGCTTTGGCCGTTGACGCGGCAGGCAATCAGGCATCGGGCCTTCCTCCCGGCCGCGCTGCCGCGTCCGCCTCGGTGCCTACGGTGCTCAGCAATGAGGACTTCGCCCGTATCAGCCAGACATATCGGCGTGCTGCTGCTGTGGCCGCTGGTGGCGGCGATGCTGTGCTGGTGAGCGGAGTAACCACCGCTGGCCCTGTGACGCTCACACTGGTCAATGGCGGGTCTGCTGTCGTCAGCGTTCCTGTCGGGTCAACGGTTCTGCCTTTCAGCGCCACGGCTGCTGCAATGGGCAGTACCGGTGGTACCGCGCAGAACCTGTTCTTCACATAAAGGAGTAGGCCGATGCCTTTCTGGTCAACAGGCCCGACGATTCCGCTCGCGGATGAAAACCCCACGGCGGAAGGCAGGACTGCCAAGCCTGGCACGATGTCTGCTGCATCTCGCGCCGATCACGAACACCCACGCCTCACAGCGACAGCTACAGGCGTGCTGGGAGCGAATGGAGAGGCGGCGGTGACATTCACCCGCACCTTCCCGACAAAGCCCGGTCTGACATCGATGTATGCCGAGGCAGCCGATGGCCAGCCAGTTGTGTTCAAGGTCAAGACGTGGACCACCGATGCGAACGGCAATTACGTTGGGTGCGTGATCAAAGGGTATCGGGCGCAGGCGATCCCTACAAACCTCGTTTCCCTTCTTCTTGGCGGCGTTTTCAATCTCTTCGCGGGATCTGCAAGCGGCGTTGAATTTTCACTCATAGCGGTACAGGCATCAAGCTAATGGCTGGCGAACTCACATCGTTCTGGCTCGCCCGTGGGCGGGGAGTGGTTATGGAGGGCGGGGTGGTGCCGCCGAACCAGATAACAAGCCGCGTCGATGGCACAGCCATCAAGAGCCGCGTTGACGAAACCCCATTGCAGTCGAGGGCCGCATAATGACCTATTTCCAGAAAGAAGATTTGCTGCCTGTGTTACCTGACGCCGCAGCTGCCATCTACAGCCTTTCCCTAAAGTCGTTGCTGCTAAAGGGTGGTTTGCGTCCTGTTGCCACAAACTGCTCAATTCCAGGCATTCGTGGTTCGGCGAATACGTTTATGAATTCCCGCCCCGTGGTTAAAATTCGCGGGCAACATTCGATGCTCTATCCCGTGTTCCCTGCGTTCTACTGCGCGCAGGACTCTGGCGACAAACTTGAAAACGGAAGTGGCGCGGTAAGTCTGCGGGCTTCACTGGAATATCCGGTCGGCACACGCGCCCCGATTGCCTTCGACTTCGGGCAGATGGATGCGATGATCGCTTCGGGGGGCTGGTCAATTGGTAAAATTGCCTCAACTGTTCCAAACGGAGGAACGGCTTTTTTCCCGTTAGATATTGTTGCGCCGAACGGCGTCATTTTTTCCGACCAGAGAAATGCATCGGCGGGTCTTGAGGAGGGATTGACTGCCGGAACAGCGCTTTTGGCCAGTGCCGCCGAAGGACTGCAAACGCCTGCGACAGGTGGCTCCAATTGCTATCATCCACTGGCCGTGCTGGCCTACACCAATCAAAAGGGATACCTGCTTATAGGTGATAGCATCATGCATGGCACCGGTGATACCCCCGACAGCTCTACGGACATGGGCATAGCAGCTAGGTCTATCGGGCCTTCCTACGGCTATATCAACATGGGTATTTGGGGTGACACGCTTGTAAAGTTCATGACGAGCTATCGTCGCAGGGCATCGTTTGCAGCGGTGTGCAGTGACGTTATCAGCAACTATGGCAACAACGACATTCTGACCCGAACGGCTGCGCAGATCAAAGCTGATCTCATCAAGTCATGGAGTCTCCCCGACTTTGCAAACTGTCGTGTGTGGCAAGTGAATTTCGGTCCTCGTACTTCAAGCGGAGCGACCACTACCCCGGTGGCTGGATGGGGACCAGGTTCCGTGCAGGCTGATCTAAACGCGTGGCTGGCTGACGGCGCTCCAATGTCGAATGGGATCGCGGTAGCAACGGGTACTGGTGGAGCGCTCCGATCCGGTTCAAACGGCCATCCTCTGCGGGGTGTTATTGATATCGCCTCTGTACTGCAAACCGGTGACAGCGGCGTTTGGGCTGATGTCAGCGACACAACAGATTGGGTGCATCCTGACCTGTCGGGCTATCTTAAGGTCGCTGCCTCTTCGGCGTTTGCGGCTTGCCTGGCAGCCTAACCACCACACAGCATACGCATAGAAGGGCATAGGGGCGGATGGAGCCAACGAGCATGCAGATAACACGCGCACCACGCATGGAATGGAACTTGAACACGCTAATCCAATTGGTGACGCTTGTCGGGATGATCGTCGGCGGCGTCGTCATCTGGGTCGATAAGAGCCGTGACATTGAAGATTTGCAGGTGTGGAGAGTAAACCACGAGCAGCTCCACAAAGAGCGGCTTGTGGACGTGAAGGCCAACGAAGCCCGAAACGACGAGAAGTTCAAGAGCATCGAGGCCGACGTGCGAAAGCTCAACGGTCTGACGGATAATCTCAGCTTCCGGCTGACCACGAACGAGAATGCCACCACAGGCATTGCTCAGACCGTCAAGGACATCCAGCAGTCGCTTTCACAGCAATCCGGCGATCTGCGCGAGATAAAGGTTATCCTTGAGAGGATGGAGAAGGTGAGGCGTCCGTAGCCAAAAAAAGACCCGCTTCGGCGGGTCTCACTCGTGCGGTTGGTTTTGGCAAACAGTCTTCTTTACGATTAGCTGCGGCTGTACGCGTCAATAGACCCGCGGGGGTTTTCTATTAGCTTCTCGCGATTGTTTTCGTGGCTTGGAGGGCCGAGAATCAATGCCGCATCGCGCATAACGTCGATTAGACTTCCTGTATCGCCTGTTCGATCCATTCTGATCGCGGTAAGACCTGAAGTTTCGCGATAAATCGCTGTGGCATCAGTATTCTGATAAAAGATGTTCATATTGCCCTCCATCCTTCAAAAATGCGGCGGTCGTCTAATTGTTCCTGCAATCCATGCGGAGTATTCACAGTTCCCCGGACCATAGTGCCTTCTGAGACGAAGCCATATGACCCTGTCTCAACGCTTTCGATCAATCCGCGCACCATACTGTAGTTAACGGAAGAATTTGGTGCCACTATGGTCATAGGGTTGAACGGCACTGCCAGTTCCATCTCGACGCTGTAATCCTTGTGCACGGCTTTCAACTGTTCGTAAAATTCAGCGCTTGGTTTCTCAACTGGCAACCCAAGCGCTAACGCTTCACGGCGGTTTATTGTGTAATCATGGCTTCCAGAATCCGCACACAGGAAATCTACTATCCCCTGAACCTTGCCGGAATCTTGCACATGTTCGTTAAGAAGTTTCTCAGCAAGGAAGCGAATTTGAGCTCGAGATCTAAAAATTTCGCCGAGCACCAAAGGGTGAACCTTGTTCGATAGTTCATTAAGGACCGATGCCAAAAGTCCGGCGTCTTTTATTCCAAGGTCAGTTTTGGCTGCATCTAGATACCCTCGTACAGCCTCGACGCTTACAGGGATCCGAGCCAGTTGGTTGCCGTTAGGTACTTGTGGACCGAGCGGATGGGTTAAACTAGGATCAATCGGCCCGAGTGCAGCCTGCTTTGTCATCACGATGTTGCTGGCGCCTAACGAAATCAGCGTTCCAGCACTCATCGCTTTGTAGGGTATCAAGACCTCAAACTCATCGCAGAATGTCTTGATTAGGTTGACCAGCCGCCAAGCCGCCGCAGTGTTGCCTCCATTTGTATGGAGCACCAACGATATTCGCTTTGTCGGTCCAATCGCGTCAAGCGCTTCCACAAAAATGTCAATGCAATCGGCGCCGATTTGAGTTTCAGCATTTGCCCGATCGCCTGTAACGTATGAAATTACCTTTGTACCTCTGGCGCTCTCTATTGCTTCATAGAGCGGTTTACGTTGCATAAAAGCCATCATTACCCCCAAGTTACTTCGCGCATTTCATGTTCCGCAAAGGTTGTCAATAAATCCTCGGGCGTTAATGGGATCTTCCGTGGGGCCATTTGCATTAAGGCGCGGTATTCCCTAGGTATTAATTTCAAACAATCCACAGTTGATTTTGCGCTCGTCGTGTTATTACAGCTTACCCACAAAATCATCCAGCGGGAACGTGCGTAAATCAATCTGAACCATCGGCCCCCGCTGCGTGTGCATGGTGAGCGTGCCGATATCGACATTCAGGCCGGACTTGTGGACGTCTCGAATGGCGTCGTTGAATTGACGCAGCGCGAAGGCAAGCTGGTCTTCGTAATGCTTTTGGCGACCGTGAATAGAATCATCGTCATCAATGATACCGAAAAAATAAAACCCGCCGGGTGGGCGGGCAAAGTTGAGTATGGCGCGCGTACAAATTACATTTCGCGCTTGAGGCGAATATCCCGTTCAGAAATGAACAGCTGGTGAAGATCGCACCCCAAGAAAAGACCTGTCGCAGCAAACATGGGGTTCGACGGGTGGCTCAGTCGGCCGTGAAACCTATGCGATTTGTCCTCTCGGTAGGTGCTACTTCGAAATTGAACGCAGCTTGATCAATTGGAAGAATCAACTCGACCGCGTAGCCAGCTTCATTGAAGCCGGAGAAGCGGAGAAATTTTTCCCCAAATGACGCGACACTGGTCACGTTTAGCCGGAATTCCTTGGTGGGAAGATAGACAGTGGTAATCACCTCTTGACGATCCGTCAGCCCGTCGTTGAGCCGCAAGAGGCCCTGGACCAGAACTTCTCTCATCTTATCAGCACTGTTTGTCATCTCGGATAGCCTCAAATTTTTGCACATCATCAACCAATATCCGGACGAGCTTACCAAGCCGAAACGCTGGTAGTTCACCTTTGTTAATCAGGTTTCTGACGTGACGATCACTACAATGCCAACGCTCTGCCAGCGTCTTGGGCGTGAATACACGCGGCCACTCGCTTTTCTCCGGCGCGTTCTTCCCGAGATCGGCTTGCCGTTTCGTAATAGCTTTGGCGAACTGAACTAATGGATCGTCTTCCTCATAGCCCATTCTGATTTTCCCGGTTAATACCCGATGCAACGTGTCAGACTGCTTGCGGCTGTCAAGCTGAAGATCGTACCGCCCCATCACTGCCTGTTAAAGACGGTGTCAGCGCTGCGCTCTCGCGGCCTCAACCTTTTTGCGGTAAGCCGCAAGTGCTTTTAAGGCTTTCGCGCCTTCCGGTGTGAGTGTGACGATGTGGTTGTTCGCTTTGACCTGTCCAAATTGGACGGTGATGAACCCACGCATCTCCAGCTTCTTGCGTGTGCTCTCGCCCAAACCTTTCAGGGCGCTTACTCGGACAGACTTCCCAACTCCGATTTTAGCCAGGCGCTTAATTATAGGTTCTTCCCAGTAGTCTAAAGCAAATTCGATTGGCGGCTTATTGCTGATTAGCTGCCATCTTTCGTCTTCTTTTCGCCTCTGCTTTTCCTGCTCCGCTCTCTCTTCAGCATCAATTTTTGCTTCCCAGTCGTCATCTTCTTTCCAAGCTTTCATCACCGCGGCGATTTGCGCGGATATTGGAACAGCCCGGACGATGATGGCCCAACCCCTGAGCCTGATGTTGTAGCGGCGACTGACGGAGAAGAATTTATGCTCTTCCGCATAGTCGATCGCGATTGTATCTCCGACATTTGGGCAAGACCCAAAGTACGACAGCGGATAGTCGAGTAGCGATGAAAGCGGCTCGCCGTCTACCATCTCATAAATGCGAACACGCACATCGAAATCGCTCAT